GTCCGGCATCGTTCGTCAACCCGGGGTCGCTGCTGCAGCTCGTGGGCGCGGCGAGCACTGCGCGGCACGGGCCGTTCACATGGCTGCCGGGTGGCGTTGCCGCCACGCTGGCCGGGCAGGGCGGCGCGGCGCGCCAGGGCCCGGCAGCGCTCGCGCCTGGTGGCGCCACCGTCACGGTGGCCGGCACGGGCAGCGAAGCGGCGCAGGGTCCGGCATCGGTCATCACGCTGGGCGCGGTGTTCCAGCTTTCCGGCACCGCCACGTCGGCGCGCCTGGGCCAATTCGGCCTGAGCGCTGGCGCCGTCACGGCGCTGCTGGCGGGGCAGGCCAGCCAGCGCACCGGCGGGCCGGCGGCGATGGTGCCGGCGGCAGCAACGCTCACCATCGCCGGCCAGCGCACCAGCGTGCGGCAGGGTGCGGTGTCTGCCGTTCCGGCTGCTGCCTTCCTCGCACTGGCCGGAACGGCTTCGGAGGCAGCGCAGGGGCCGTGCGCTGGTCAGATTGGGGCAGTGACCCTGGTCCTGGCCGGGCTGCGATCGGCGGGCCTTTATGGCCCAGCCCAGTTCTTCGTGCCGGCCGCTGTCACATGGGGTCGCATTTCCACGGTGGATGCGAGCCTCTACGGCATCACCAGCATGACGGTGACCATTTCCACGGTGACCAGCGCGACCGCGACGGTTGGCGTGTCCACCATTGACCGCAGCGCTGGCATTGCCACGGGCGATGACAGCGCGGGGATCGAGACCAGCGACCAATGAATGCACATGACCGTGGCGATGTGGTCAGGATCACTGGCACCTTCACCGACATCAACGGGGCGTTGGGTGATCCCGGCACCGTGACGCTGCAGTACCGCAAGCCGTCCGGCGCGGTCACGACCCTGACCTACCCGGCGAACATCACCCGTGCGTCGCTGGGCGTGTTCTACACCGACATAGAGATCGGTTCGTCCGATCCTGCTGGCGTGTGGAACTACGAATGGCGCAACACCGGCGCCCTGCAAGCGACAGAACCCGGCCAGTTCCTGATCCGATCCAGCCGCCTGACCGGGGGTGATCCGTGAGCTACACCAGCCTGACGCGCACGGGAGACCCGCCCGTCCACCCGGTCACGCGGGAGCAGGTCAAGCAACACCTGCGCCGGGAAGCGTCGTGGGTCGAGGACGATGAATTGATCGACGGATACATCGCGGCTGCGACCGCGTACGTCGAGAAAGTCTCCGGCCGCTCGCTGGTCGAACAGACCTGGGTGCTCAAGCTCCCGTACTTCCCGTGCGAGATCGAGCTTCCGCGCCCCAAGGTGCTGTCGATCACGTCGATCGAGTACGTGGACAGCGCCGGCGCACCGCAAACCCTGTCGGCTGCGAACTACGCGCTGCATGGGGACGAGTACCAGGCGCTGGTGGCCGAGAGCTACGGCAACACCTGGCCGAGCACCCGGGAGCAGCCGGACGCGGTGACGGTGACCTATTTGGCCGGCTACGCCAAGACGGGCGCCGGGACCTCGGGCAGTCCGTACGATTACCGTACACCGGTCCCCGCGCCGTTGCGGCAGGCGATCCTGCTCAAGGTGCAGTCGTTGTACGACAACCTGCGGCCGGAGGACATGGCTGCGGTAGACCAGCAGGTCGAGAACCTCGTTTGGCCGTATCGCGTGGTGGGCTGCTGATGCTCGCACAGCGCCTGCGGCACACAGTCACCCTGCAGCAGAACACCAGCACGACGAACGCCTATGGCGAGGCCGTGGCCGGGTGGGTGGACGTGGCGACCGTGCGCGCTGGCGTGGAGCCGGTGATCGGCAAGGAAGCGATTGCGGCAGGCGCGAACCTGGCCGAGCAGGTCACGCGGGTCATCATGCGCTGGCGCTCTGGTGTCGTGCCGCAGATGCGCGTGGTGTTCGACGGGCGCTACCTGGACATTCGCCAGATCATCAACGCCAACGAATCCGACCGCGTGCTCGAGCTGCTGTGCGTCGAGGGCGTGAACCGTGGTTAAGGTCAAGGTGCACGGGCTGTCCGACCTGGCCGCGGTGCTGAAAGCGCTTCCGCCCGAGGTTGCGAGCAAGAACGGCGGCCCGCTCAAGACCGCGCTGCGTGCTGCCGCCGTGGTGATCCAGGACGATGCCAAGGCGCGTGCGCCGGTCGACGTCGGCGTGTTGCGCGATGCGATCAACGTCGTGCGCGACCCGCGTCCCAGCGGGGTGACGGAGCGGTACGTGGTGAAGGTCACCCGTGCGCGCAAGGTGCAGCGGATCATCCGGACGGCCAAGGGCAACATCGGGAGCCGCGGCGCGTTCTATTGGCAGTTCCTCGAATTCGGGACCAAGTTCATCACCGCGCGGCCGTTCATGCGGCCTGCCTTCGATTCGCAGGCTGGCAACGCGCTGGACAGGTTCAAGGCCATCCTGGCGGCTGGCATCAAGCGCGCTGCCGCCAAGGTAGCGAGGGGGAAGCGTGGCCGATAAGAGCGCCGTCTACACCGCGCTGACCGGCTTCGCTGGCCTCACCGCGCTGGTGCCTGTCTCGCGCATCTGGTACGGGCGCGTGCCGCGCAACATCGCATCGCCGGTGACGCTGCCGTACCTGCTCTATCGGCGCGTTAGCAGCGTCCCCGAAAACCCGCTGAGCAGGAATCCTGGGATAGACAACTATCGCATCCAGTTCGACATCTACGCTTCCAGCACGGCAGGTGCCGAGGCGATCCTGGCGCAACTGCGCGCAGCACTCGCCGGCAACGGCTACGAAATCCTCGCGCAGGACTTCAGCGAGTACGAACCCGACGCCGAGCGCATCTCGGTCGATTGGGAGTTCTGGCTCAACAGGTAACACAGATCCCGCAAGGGTAGGCAAGGGCTGGTCCGCAAGGGCCGGCCCTTTTTCGTTTTCCGGCCGGTAAATCCGGCCTTTGTGTCGAGAGGCCCCTATGGCAACTGGCTTGAAAACCCAAGGCACCCAACTCTACAAGGTCGCCACGGCGACGACCTTCGTCGAGATCGGCAACATCACCAGCTTCAACCCCCCGTCCCCGTCGTCCGACGAACTCGACATCACCTCGCTCACCAGCACGGCCAAGGAGTACCTCCAGGGCCTGCGGGACTACGGCGAAGGCACGTTCGAGCTGAACTGGGATCCGTCCACCACTGGCGGCACGGCTCCCTACCACTACGCCCTGCAGGTGGATTTCGACGCCGGCACGGTGCGTGAGTGGATGATCGGCTTCAGCGATGGCACCGCCACGCCGACCGCTCCGGTGTCGAGTTCCTTCCCGACCCCGCCGACGACCCGTACCTACCTGAAGTTCACCGGCTTCATCAAGTCGATGCAGCAACAGGGGCAGACGAACAACGTCGTCAAGTCGACGCTGGTCATTCGCTGCTCTGGCACCCCGACCCTCTACCAGAAGGCGTAAGCCTCGGTTCCACGGGGCAGTGGAATTGCACGGGCGCGCCCGTGCCTTTTTGCTGCCCCTCTCTTTTCCCACTGCCAACTGGAAACCCCATGAACCTCACCGAATTCTTCTCCGCCCAGGGCGGTCCCATCGCGTTCAACGTCGACGGGCTGGAAGGCCCGCTCTACACCCGCCTGTTGTCCATGGACGAGCTGTCGAAGCTCATCGCCGCGAACAAGGACGATGGCTTCGGCCTCACCGTCAAGATGCTCAACGCCTGCGTCGTGGACGTGAACGGCAAGCCGCTCAAGACCGTCGACGAATGGCGCGCGGTCCCGGCGGCGAACCGCAAGACGCTGGAGGCGATCGCACGCGAAGTGCAGCGCATCAACGGCCTGGTCGGCGCCGAGGAAGTGGCCGACGCGGGAAAGCAATAGCCGGCGACTGGCGGCTGAAGCTCGAATTCGCCCTGTGCCTGCGACTCGCCCGGACGCGGGGCGAGTTGCGGGGCCAGTCGGGGCCGATGAGTTACCGCGAGTTCGTCCAGTGGGCTGCATTCCATAGCGTCAGCCCAATCGACGACGAGCGCGCGTTCGATCTTGGACCGGCACTGGTGCGGGCGACCATCGCGGCCGCGCACGGCTCCAAGGATGTGAACCCCATCGATCTACTTCCATTCCGCAAGCGACTGTCCGATGCCTTCGACGGCCCGGAGAAGATGCTGGCGCGTTGGGCGGAACGGCACGGACAGGTGATCTAAGACCATGGCGCAGTCGATTGCCAATCTCGCGATTGACCTGACTGCGAACATCGCAGGGTTCCAGTCCGACCTTGGGCGGGCGAACCGGATTGCCCAGCAGTCCGCGAAGAAGCTCGAGCAGGACTTCAACAAGGCCGGTGTCGCCATCGGCCTTGCCTTGTCTGCCGGTGTCGCGATCATCGCCACCGGCGTCAAGTCGTCGATTGCCGCCATGGACCGCTTGGGCGATGCCGCCAAGCGCGTTGGCACTTCCGCATCCTCCCTGTCTGCGCTCGGCTATGCGGCCGACCAGTCCGGCACCAAGGCGGAAGTCCTGGAGCAGGGACTGCTCAAGTTGTCGCAGACGATGGCCAAGGCTGCCGCTGGCAGCGAGCGCCAGGCACAGCTATTCCGCGACCTCGGCGTTGCCGTCACCGATGCGAACGGTGACTTGCGCGCATCCGATCAGGTCTTCCTCGACCTTGCCGACCGCTTCGTGGAGTACCGCGACGGTGCCGGCGAAACCGCACTTGCCGCCGCACTGTTCGGCAAGGCCGCCGGTCCCCAACTCAAGCAACTGCTGAACGAAGGCGCCGAAGGCGTCGGTGATCTCACCGACCAGGCGCGTTCGCTCGGCATCGTCATGGGCGACGAGGCAGTTGAGGCCGCGCAGCAATTCAGTGATCGCATGGACACGCTGTCCGCGATCACGCGCGGATTCTTCAACGACGTGGCCACGCAGTTGCTGCCGTCGCTGAATGCGCTCACCGGCGTGCTCATCAAGCAGCGTGCGGAGTTGGGAGCGACATCCAAGGAGATGGGCGGCATCGCCACGGTGTTGCAGACCATCGGCCGGTGGATGCTGACGGTCGCCAAGTATGCCGAGATCGTCGGCGCGGCGATGGCCGATGTGTTCCATCGCATCGGGCTGGAAGCCGAGCAACTTCCCGAGCGGCTTGAGATCGTCAAGACAAGGCTGACAGCGTTCGCACAAACGCTTTCCGGGCAGTTCGCCAGTGCAAACCTGTTGCGCGATGCCGCGGACGAGGCCGAGCGGCAACTCGACAAGCGCTTCAACCAGTCGCTGGCGAGTGCCGAGGAAGCGCTCGACGACACCTTCGCGGACATCGACAAGCGCTACAACCCGCGCATTAAGGCGCTTACCGCTGGCGTTGCTGACTTCTCCAACGTCGTGTCCGGGGCCGGCAAGGCTGCCGGCAAGACTGCGCCGCCGATTGCCGCGCTTGGCAAGGTCGCGCAGGAAACTGGCTACAAGGTCCACGGGCTGAAGGAGGAATTCGACCTCACCCGCGAGAGCATGGAGGCGTCCGACCCCGCCATTCGTCGGCTGGAGCAGTCCTGGCAGCGTTTCCAGAACAGCATCGCCAATGCCGGCGCGGACATGCGCGAAGCGCAGATCGGCCGGCGCATGGCCGAGGAACTGGACACCGCGACGCAGGCGTCCGATGAAGCTGCCGCCCAATGGGAAGCCACCTGGGGCAATCTCTACGACTCCCTCGGCGCTGCGTTCGGGGACTTCATCGCCGGCAACCTGGAGTCGTGGGAGGACTTTGGGGATGCGCTGAAGTCCATCGCCAAGAATTTCCTGTCCGACCTTGTGCGGCAGTTCGCCAGCACGACTCTGCGCACCAACTTCTCGACCGGCAGCAGCGGCGCTGGCGTCGGCGGGTTCAGCTTCGGCGGGAACAGCAGCACGCTCAGCGATGGCGCCCTTGCTGGGCTCGGCCTTGCAGGATCTGTCGGGCTTAGCTTCGTCGGCGGCACGAATCAGACAACCAGCGCGTTTGGTGGGGCACTGGCCGGAGCCTCGTATGGCGCCATCATCGGGTCTGTGATCCCCGTTATCGGCACGGTGATCGGTGCGGTGATCGGTGGCATCATCGGCTTGATTGGCGGTGCGTTTGCAGCCACCGACATCCCGTCCATAAACGTCATCGGCTCCGACCTGATCGGGCAATCCCCGTATCGCAACCTTGCTCCGGACGCGCGATTCAGCACGAAGCTTGGCGACTTCGCCTTCGCATCCATCGATGAGGTTGATCGCGCAACCCGCGACCAACTGAAGAAGGCAATCACGGAGTTCGACAACGCGATTGCCGGCTTCCTCGACGACGAGCAGTTGGCCCGCGTCAAGGATGCGCTGGCCGGGTTCAACCTGCAGTTGCAGGAAGGGGCCATCAGCGCCGAGAACTTCATCCAGGCGCGCTTCGACGTCATCCTCGGGACGTTCGACGAAGCCACCCAGGAGATGGTGCGCAGCGCCGGCGACCTCGAAGCGCAGATGCGCAAGCTCGGGGAAGTGTTGCAGTACCCGAAGCTCCTGAAGGAGTTGCTCGACAACCTGACCGAAGGCGACCTGCTCGCCGGCATGAACGAGTTCGAGCGCGGCGTCTACCAGATCAATAAGTCGTTCGACGAGGCGATTGCCACCGCCGAGATGCTGGGCGCGACCGAGGAGGAACTGGCCAAGATCGAGGGCTTCCGGGCGGATGCGTTGGAGCGTTTGGCCGAGGCCCAGCAGGACCAACTCGACGCCTTGCTGGCTGACGTGCGCTTCGACGACCTCACCGAAGGCATGTCGGACTTCGAGAAAGAGCAGGCGCGGATCAATCGCCGGTACGACGAGCTGAGGGCGCAGGCTATCGCGCTCGGGGCGACTGAAGAGGACCTGATCCTCATCGAACGCCGCAGGACTGCGGAACTCAACGCAGCCACCGACGCGATGGAAGAGAACATCGAAGTCCTGGCGACCCTGCCGGACATCTTCGATGCGATGGACGACGAGGCGTCCATTACCGCCAACACGCTCGACCGCTTCCGGGACGCCGCGCGCAATGTCGCGGACTTCCTGCGTGGGCAGGTGTTCGGCACGTCCTCCGCATCCCCGCTCGAGCGCCTGCGCGCGGCCCAGCAGCAATTCGAGGAACAGGCCCGGCTGGCTGGTGGCGGCAACATCGAAGCGATTGCAGGGCTGGCCGGCTTCGCCCAGCGCCTGCTGACCGAGGCTTCGACATTCTTCGGCGTCGGCTCGGCCGAGTTCGGTGGGATCGAGGGCTTCATTCGGTCGGTCCTGGACCCGATCGGCAGCGTCGCTGACGCGCAGTCCTTGCCGGACGTGATGTTCGACCTGAACCGGTCGCTTCAGGCGCTCAACACGCAGCTTTCCCGGCAGGGACAGCCGGGGACCACCGATCCCAACCTGATCCGGGCGGTCAACGGGGTCACGGCCGCGGTTGTAGAAACAAACCGCCTGCTGGCACGGGCTGGCGGGAATAGCCCACGGGTGACCGCGTAATGGCTGGCCTGCCGTGCATCATGGTCGAGATCGCCACCAGCGGATCGACGATCTACGTCGGCACGCACAACTACGTGACGCTTGCCGCCGACACCCCGGCCAGCACCTTTTTCGAGGCCAGGCTGACGCAGGACTTGTCCTTCAGCCGGTCCATCGGGCTCGCGTTCTTCAACACCGCACCCCGCGGCCAGCAGAACTTCGGCACCATTGACGTCGTAAACGCCGACGGCAACTTTGATTCGCTGGTCGGTTCGTCGCTGCGCGACAAGGCCGTTACGGTCAAGCGCGGCGAGACCGGGGACGCCTACAGCACGTTCACCACCGTGGCCACGCTGGTCGTGGACCGGGTGGAATTCGACGGTGAGAAGATCGTCCGCTTCTACGTGAAGGACATCAGCGCCAAGCTGGACCGTCCGTTGCAGCAGAACACCTACCCGACGACCCACCCAGTAG